CGGAAGATAATGCTATTTCTTTAGAAGAATCAATCCTTGACAAGTTGGGAGAAAAGAGTATAAACTGGGAATATCTTGGGATATCATATGATAACCGAGTAAACAGAATAACCTATGAGGAGGTTGTTGATGATACAAGACCTATACAAACAAAAAAGGTCCTTGGAGTTGAAGTGGGAACAGGAGCATCTATCTAATAATAGATATACTCTTGAAATGGTCAGAATCGATGACAAAGTTAAAAGAGTCATTACTGACATTAAGCTGGAAGAAGCAGCTATTGCTCATAAACAAAACACTGTAGAAGGTGTTGCTCCACAAGTTTCTGTAGCTACTTAATCAAAAGCTACATCGCTGAAATGCATAAATACCTTGGGATCTCTTGCACTCTACTCAAAAATAACATATAATATATTCACTATACATTTAATAAATAATGAATGCTGACGCGTATAGTCGACAACCCTAGGGACAGTATTCAGATATCTAGGAGGATATTAATATGGCAAATACTACATTTACAGGACCGGTACGATCGGAAAACGGTTTTGAAGACATAACAAAAAACGCAACAACAGGTATTAACACAATTAATGCTACTTATGGACAATCTATTAGAGGTGGTGTTCAAGGTTTAACTGGTGCTGGTGCAGTTGATTTAACTAATTTAATAACTGAATTAACTACTACTGGAGCTAATGCATTAACTTTAGCTGATGGTTCAATTTCAGGACAAGTTAAAATAGTTAACATGATTGTTGATGGTGGAGACGGAACTTTAACTCCAGTTACATTTGCAAACGGAACTACAATTACTTTCGATGCAGTGGCTGAATCAGCTACTTTAGTTTGGAACAGTACTATTGGTTGGGTTGCAACTTCAGTTCAAGGTGCAACAATAGCGTAATAATTAATTTAGTGTGGGCTTCGGCCCACACAAATTTAAGGAGATTAATATGGATTCAGATCAAACAACATTAAACAAAACTACAGGTACAGCTTCTGTTTTAAGAGGAGCAAGAACTAGAGTTACTTCTATCCAAGGAAGAGGTGAAGCGGGTTCTGTTTTATCTTTACATGATGTAGCTGATGCAAGTGATGCAGCAAGTGGTAATTTAAAAGCTATCTACAGATATGAAACTGAAGGACTAGAAGTATATATTCCAGGTTCAGGAATTTTATTTGTAAATGGACTTTGTGCTACACTAACTCAATCAGCTGGTACAGACGGAAGCGTTACGTTAACTATTACAGGAGCGTAAGCTCATGGCTAACACTACTTCTGGAACAACTACTTTTGATAAAACTTTTTCTATTGATGAAATTATAGAAGAAGCTTTTGAAAGATTAGGGCAACAAGACGTTACAGGATATCAATTAAAAACCTCAAGAAGATCATTAAATATAATGCTTCAGGAATGGGGCAACAGAGGTATTCACTATTGGGAAATAGGAGAACTTGATCTTGATTTAATACAAGGTCAATCTGAATATAAATTTTTTAGAGCAGCTGCGGATGGTACAAGTGCTACATCAAATCCAAATGGTGTATATGGAATATCAGACGTCCTTGAAGCACAATTAAGAACTAATAGAACTTCTACAAATCAATCAGATAGTCCTATGACTAAAGTTGATAGATCAACTTATGGTGCTTTTTCAAATAAATTATCACAAGGTACACCTAATCAATATTGGGTTCAAAGGTTTATAGATCACGTTAGTATAAATGTTTATCCTACACCAGATGCAACTAATGCATCTAAAGATGTTCATTTTTATTTTATAAAAAGAATTCAAGATGTTGGAGCTTATACTAATGCAACTGATATGCCTTTTAGATTTGTTCCTTGTATGGTTTCAGGTTTAGCTTATTACTTATCAATGAAGTATGCACCACAAATGACTCAACCAATGAAACTATATTATGAAGATGAATTAGCTAGAGCTTTAGCAGA